TCTCATCCACTCTGCGTAATTTCTTTCGCCAGAATTTATAATTTCTCCAATCCATAGGTTCTGTGGGTTGTCAGTGGTTACAAAATTAGATAAAAGAAAGTCTAGTATCTGTTGGTCAGAATACTTTCTAGATGTTTTCTCGAACCAATATTTGTCCTTCCTTTTATTAAAGGATGTCATAGTAGCACGAGACTTACCACCATATTTAAAAAAGTCATACTTACGATTAGTAAAATGACTTTTCATAGAGAGATAAGTTTGGTAGGTTTCAAACGGAGTCACCTTCATTAAATAGGAAGTTTCGCCCTCGAAGTTCGTTTCATATAGTTGAGACGGGTTGCATCCCACTTCAATCTTTCCTTCAGAGGTTTCGATATAAGTTTCGTTATTGATTCTACCTCAAGACTATTAGTTTCGCAATAGTGTAGGATGGCATCGATGTAATTAAGTTCATCGTTCGCAACAATCTTTTCAATCTCCATAGCAAATTTCTGTGGAGTTAAAAACTTACTCGCTATTGCTTGTTCTAATTCTTTAGTCGGTTCCATAAAGCTCCAATTTATCTCCAACAAATTTCCTAATGTATTCACCAAGGAGTTTGATGTACTTTGCTTTGTTGTTTTCTTCATAGACTACGCACTCTCCATTTTCACATGCCATTATAATGACTAATTTTTTTATTGAAATGTTATGCATTTCATATAGCATACAACCATATGCCATTGCTTGAACAAAGTAATGCTCAATCCAATCTCTTGGTTTGGGTTTCTTAGAAGTCTTAAAGTCAATTATTGCTAATTCACCATCGTATTCTGCAATACAATCGACTGTTCCCGCAACACCCAATTGCCTACTATATAGCGGTCCTTCCAGAGCGTATATATTATTTATCAGGTTGAGTTTAGGTTTAGCAATCTTGAATAGAAAATCAGAAATAGGTGGAACTTTAGGTAGTACCTCATCATTCTTTAGGTAATGTTCAGTAAGAGTATGCATATCAGTACCACGTCGGGTTGCTGCCTTCGTGATTTTATCTGCTGTCTCATTACCAACTCTCTTTCTCCAGTTGATAAAGATTTCCTTATTAAAATGACTCGTTACCGAAGTAATAGAGACCATCTTAACAAGTTCTTCTTCATCAGGAATTTTATAGTACCTGACTCCATCTATGTGCTCTCTTTCAAGAGGTTGTAGATCCAAGTCAACGTGACTAAAATTCATGCCAGACGGCTGCTCTCCTTTCATAATAATCTTGGTTTGGTTGTTCAATGTAATAATATAATGCTAGAGAATATCTTTCTATATCTGGTGGTGTCTGTAATGGAACAGGATGTCCATGAACAGACTGATCAGATAGAGTAAAGATAACTGCTCTGTTAAAGAGAGGAGCAATCTTATCAGTACAGACTCTATTTTCTTTATCCCAGAGTTCAAGATGTCCTTCCCATTCATCCTTCCATGTAGGATTAAGATAAAGTAAAAGGTTTAGAACTCTGAAGTAATTTGTTTCGGAATGAATGTTAAAGTCAACATGTAATGATAACTTTCCACCCGTTCTTGTCTTATGAGCACCGCCACCAGAGAAACCAGGGTCTCCCTTTAGTCCTTGTATTCCACTTAAGTCTTCAAGATATGATAGAAATAATTTAGAATTAAAATACTGAATAGTATTATGGACAGTAGGTATTCGGTACTGAAGTTGTTCTGTACTCTTGGCATCCCAAGGAGTAAACCATTTACTCACTTGATGTGGTGCCATATACGAATTGGAAGTATCTTCCGTGACCCAGTAGTCAGTTTCTTTTAATTCTTTGAAGCACTGCATTGCTACAGTGTTATCAATGAAATTATCTAAGACTATATTAGGAAAAGGTTTAGACTTTGAGTAATTAAAGTTTAACTTCTTCCCTTGATCATAATCATTAAAAATCTGCATACTAGAAACCAAATTCCAATTTCGCAACGATATATTCTTTGACTAGTCCTGAACGAACTATGTCATCGATATCAAACTCTATTATATCAAAAGATGGCATTTTACGCAAGATGTTCATAAAGTCTACGATACCATTGCGATCATTTGTCTTCACCAAATCAGTCTGCCTTGCGTCACCACAGAAACATACTCTACTATTCTCTCCTACTCTTGTGATAATACTATCAAGTTCATGGAAGTTTAAGTTCTGAAACTCATCAACAATAACAATAGCATTGTCAAGTGTAGTACCTCTTAAGAATGAAGTACTCCAAAACTTAATTGTATCCTGTGACTTAAGGTTTCCATATAACATTTCAAAGTCTGCATCAGATGGCAGTTGAAACATATACTTGACCATATGTTTGTAAGGTACTTGATATATGTCTGACTTATCTTCATAATCTCCAGGAAGAAATCCTATCTCTCTAGTAGCAAGAAGAGAACGAACAATGTATATTCTTTCATAAGGAGTCGTCTCATCTAGGACATCCTTAATAGCATTATACAAAGTAACAAAAGTTTTACCTGTTCCTGCTGCACCATAGGCAACAAGATGTTTACCTTCGTTATAGGAATTGAATAACGTCTTTTGATTCTCTGTTATGGGTTCGATATCGACAAGGTAACTAGCACCAAGAGGTTTCTTCCTCTTCATTTGTCTCGTCGTCAATCCAACCCCAATAGGTTGTTCTGCTTTCTTTTTTCTTGGCATTATATCTTTAGTTTATTTGCTCCAGGTTGTCGTGAGGCTCTGTCTAATACTTCATTCCATCCAGGTTTAGATTTAACCAACTTATCTTTCCATTCTCCTACTTCCCCTACACTAGGACATGTACTTGGGTCTGAAAAATCTCTACTCCAATCTGGATTATCTTCCTTCCAGTTATCCCAATCATGGACACTCATTATAACTTCTTTAGTCTCACCAGTTTCTTTGTTTCTAACAGGATATGTTGCCATAATAATTAAGTCATGTAAAAATATTTATGCCCACTCTAGGGCTTCTGATACTGCAGGGAACTGTTCTACGAAAATGTCCCTACATGCTTCTGCTATATCCATGTGCTCTTTCTGAGTACCGTGTGCAGAACGTAGATTGATATAGTGTATCCAAGAACGACATGAACCAGTCATATAGATTCTTGTAGGAGTACAGAGTGGTAGTACCATTCTAGCACACTCTTTAGCAACACCATCTTCTAGCATTTGATTATAAAGTGCCAAGGATGAATCAAATAGAGTATGCATCTGTCTGTTTAATACATCTACCATCTTAGGATCCAAATCATCAGTAGAATTCTGACGGTTCTTTGTATCCTGTCTACGTAGTTCTGGTAATTCAATCTTACCTAGAGCAGTACTAGCAGCATACCTCTGAGAGAACTCTTGGAATGTGAAACTCCTATGACGCAATATCTGTGCAGCAATAGCACGAGTAGTCTCTATCTCAAGAGTCATAGAGGATTGTTCAAAAACACTCCAATGATTATGCTTGATACAATACCTTAGCAGTCCAGCATACTTTTCATTGTCCTGATTAGCAGGGTTAGATACACGGGCAATGTAACCCATAGTCTGTTCTGCATCAGGTGTGACACTAACAAATTTTACATTCATTTTCCAAACCCCTTTGAATTTTCTGCTTTTGCTACAGCAAGTTCTTCTTTAACAACTCTTAGTTGCTTCTTCATAGTCTTAATTTGATCATCAGTATATAGATGTTCCTGCTTAAGCAACCTCTCAAGCATCTTAACTAACCTTCGTGCTCTATTAGTCTGCATAACCGTCATCGTCATCATAAAGTTCATCGTAATCTGTAGATGGAGAATCAAATGCCTTTGAATTCCTATATGCATCCACATCAGAATAAACTTCTGCTTTGAGTGCATCAATTAATAATTCCAGATTCCTAACTATTAATTTTAGTTTATCTCTTTGTGGTTCCATAATTTTTATATGGTATTTATATATTTTACACAAAAAAAGAGGAGCTGTCAATAGCTCCTCTCATATTAAGTTATTAACTCCTATTAGACGTGAGATAGAACACGTTTGTGTCCTTCAGCATCTACAAGAAACGATAC